CCCTTGTCGCATTCTTCAATCCATTGCGAAAAATGAGCGTTTCCGGCGTGATCGTCGGAAGCACTGGCATTGCCGCCGCCGCCCCCGGAGTTGCGCTAACGATTGCAAACATCGGCGTGACGAACGGCATTACCACCGGAGGAGTCTACACCGACGACATCGACATCACCGGCGGCAACACCGCATTCAAAATGATTAGCGTCAACGCAACGCAATACAAGTTCGCTTAACTGACTTGAAATTATGAGATCTATCTTTGTTACCGACATCGCGCTCGCGTCCATTCTGGATTCGTTCGGAGTTCCAAAACGCCAGACCGACCCCATCACACGGGAAATCCGGGAGCGCGATGGCAGGACCGTCGAGTCCGGGAAATGGTGGTTTGACGTTTCAACCGACGATGCCAACGAGAAAGCGAAATGGATTATTGAGGCATATTCCAAGGCGCGCAATTGGGAGGAATACACGCTGGACCTTGAACACCCGCTCTTTTGGATGAAGGGCGTTCTTGAAAACCGCGTCGCGAATCTTCACCTTTACCACCACGGGGCAACGCCAATGAAGGTCATCGAAAAGGGCGACCGCACCGTCTACATCGGGCCGCGACTCTCGCAGGCCGACAGAGATTTATTGAAAGCAAAATTATGAACGACACACTACACAAGACATGGGAATTCAAAGGCATCGAGATCAAGCCCCTTAGCTACGGCAGGCGGTCCAACATCCGATCGATCGCCATGATCTACCCGCCCGGGCCTACGATGTTCGCCGCCGCCATCTACGGGGCAACCTGCGACATCAAGGACTTGAACAAGGGATTGCGCGATCCTGATTGGTTTACTGAAAAGGTCACCGCATGGATGGATGCGATCAAACTAACGCAGGACGATGATGAGCAGCTTGGCACCGTCTTCAAAGAGATCATGGAGCACTCTGAGGCCAATAGGGCATCGCCCATTTCTGACCCGTCGCTGATGCCTGACCCGCTGGGAAACGACTAGAGCCGCCAGACGAGGCGGCATACATCGCACTGATCGCAAGATACACAGGATGGACCGAACACTTCATACTTTGGGAATTACCGATGGCGCGGGGCAATGCCTATTGCCATGCGTTCATGAGGATGCAAAACATCTCGACCGAATCACCGCCAGACAACACCGAACTCTTCAAACAAATTGATGCGATTTGATATGTCAGGGATGAGCCAGGCGTTCGACAAGATGGGTGAGAACGCATCGAAGCAAGGCAAGACATTGGCCGAGGTGCTCGCCGCTGGTTTCCTGAAGGACATTAAGGAGCAGGCGCAGATGGTCGCGCCAACACCGCAGGAAATAACTACGACCGCGAGGCAGCTAGGCTGGAGGATTAAGCGCAAACCTGGGATGACGCCAGCGAAAGAACTTGCTCGCCGGATCCGCGCCATTGGCACCTTTGCCCGTGGCTGGAAAATCTTGCGAACGGAGAGCAAGAATCTGAAGGTCATCATCTATCTAATCGACACCGCATCGCAATCCGGCAAGGTGGATTCGGAAAAGAAGGTTTCAGAAAAGGCCGCGAAAATCACCGGCACGAAATTCAAAACCAAACTCGGCGCAATGGCCGATAGAATCATGAGGGCATTTTAACATGGCGACCAAGGCAACCGGCTATCTGGAACTCGACATCAAGGGTTTTGACTCAGCGATCAAAACGGCGAAGAATCTAATGGTTGGATTCGCTGCCGCATTCGGCGCGTTCAAACTCGGCAGCTTTTTAGCGGATGGCGTAAAAGACGCTATCAATTTCGGAAAGGAGATGCAGAGCGCTGGCCGTGCAATGGGAGGATTTGATCCCGGCAAGCTATTGCTGGCGCAGAAGGCGCTGGAGAAGGTCGGCATGGGCGCAGAGGAAGCGCGCGGCCACATTGGCGACTTCATCAAAGAAGGCCGGAACATTTCCGAAATCTTCGGTGGAGCGGACAACTACGCAAAAGCGTTGCAATCTGCCGCCAAGGATTATGGGTCGCAAGCCAACGTTCTAACCAGATCCGGCGAAGCGTTGCAAACTGTCTTTAATACGATGGAGGCCATCAGCTCAAAGGTGATGACATTTTTCCTCACGATGACAGAGCAATTTGTCGGGCCGTTGCAAGTAGCACTGGACCTCCTAAACTCAATTGATCTGGCAGGCGTTGGCGCTGAATTTGGAAAAGCTATTGGCAACGCAGCAATAACTCTTCTTGGATTGTTCAAGAATGGAGAAATGTTTAATGCTGTGGAACTTGGGTTAACAATTGCTTTCCAAGAGTCTATTAACTATCTCATTGGAGGATTAAACTTTGTTGCTGATTATTCTAAAGAACTTTTATACAATTCGCTTATATCGGCATTTAGTGCAAGCGTAGAATTTTTTCGCGGCGCGATGGAAAAGTATATGATTTTGGATCTTGTTACTGGAATCGCAAACGCTTTCATTGCGGCATGGGCCTACGTTAATAAAAAATACTCTCAAGGAATTGCAGAGCTAATTGAATATACGCGGGCAAGTCTTATCTATGTTATTGTTGCAGCGGTCAAAACAGCCATTGAAACAGTCAAAACTTTAATTTCAAAAGACTTTTGGATGTCAGTTTATGAAGGATTCAAATCGTTCACGGTAAAAGTAAAAGAAGGACTAATAGATGCATTTCAAAGCGCAATGGAATTTTTGAAAAACGGTCTTCCGTTTGCGTTTCAAAAAGCTATTGAAGGAATGAAGTCTTTGTTTACTAAAGGCGGAGGAGCCATTTCAGAACTTTACAGCGCAAAGTCATTTGACGACATCAAAAAATCTTCTTTTGTTAGGGCTGATTTGGTTCGTTCCGTATCAGGCAAGTTTGGCGAAATCGAAGAATCTTCACTTCAGAAAGCGCAGCCAACAATTGACAAAATCCAAAACTTTTTCAAATCAATTGGAACCAAGATAGAAACGTCATTCAAAAAAGGCGCTGTTTTTGACAATTCTGGACTCAAGTCAGAATTGAAAGAATTGCTTGTAGGTGGATTCCAAGCAGGATCTGAAATGATAAGCGTTGCAGGATCAAACAACGCGGCACCAGCAGGAGTCCTTACCAACTTCTCAGGTTCATCCTCAAGAGTTATTGCTGACAGCCTTGCAAAGATTGGCGGCGGCGGCAATTTCCTGCGCGTCGGCATGTCGCTGCAAGAAAAGACGCAAATCGATAATTTGCTGGCAAACAAGCAAACAGCGGAAGCGACAACCGCGCTGCATGCTTTGGCAAAAGACAAGAAACCCTCAATCCCAGTAATAGGACAATAATATGGACGCAAGCATCAGAATTGGAAATTTGACCGGGGCAATCTACCAAGCCGCCCGACCAGTCCGCATGAGTCCAGACGGAAGCGGAGACGCCACGTTGACCTACAAATGTGCCTCGGAGTCATCGGTGATAACTTTGCCAGCGTATCTCACGCCGCATCCTTTCATTCCGCAGTTGAAATGCTATGAGGCATCGTTAGACCGTGAGAACGGCGGTGTCTATGTCATCACCGCGACATTCAAAGGAGTGCTTGCGCCAAACCCCGGAGCGCTTGCGCAATATGATTTTTCGCGCACCACATCGGAAGCGCCTATTGAAACGCATCCGCTTTTTTCTTTTCCATTCGACAATCCGCCAGTCACTACAAGGGAGATGGCGCTCATTGAAAAGTCGTTAGCTGCAAGCCTGCCCTTCCTTCCCATCATCGTTCCGTTCGCCGCAAACCCAAAGGCAGACCTTCTCTTCGCAAAGAAACGCCGGGGAATCGATTCATATCTCAAAATCGGATCAGTCTTCAAGAAGACGTATATCAGTGAAACGATTCCAACCACGGCGCTCATGTCGAAGGTCGGGCAAATCGTAAGCGCTCCCAGCCCCGCGCCTAACCCGCCATCAGGTCAGGACTATTTACTGTCAGGCGTCTCATGGAATAAGCAGGCCGGAGTGGTCCGCATCACCGAGGAATACATGCTTTCGGGAATCGGTGGATGGGACCCGGACCTCTACGACGCCGACGGAAAAGCGTCCGTTGACGGCCTAACCACAGGCGGATTGGATACCGGCGGATTGACCGGCGTAAACTTTGGACCCCTAGTCTAATGAAGCTCCCAAAATTTGAATCCTTCCAGCCAGTCGAGACGCAGCTTGCCGCGTCGCGCATGAATCAGATTTGCACCGAGATTGCGGCGAACGAAGTGAAGCAGGGTTTCGGAATCCGGGTCACTCGCAATCCCGGCGGCACGACAGTTGCACTCAAATCGAGGCGCGATCCTGTCCCGCAGCCGCCGCCGTTTTTCCCCTACCTGCAAATCAACGGAACCGCCGCCAGCCCGACCTACCAAGTAAGCGTTGAACGCGGGACCGTCATCGGCCTCGTGACGTCGCCTGGGGCAAGCCCGGAGAATCGGGACTATTGGGAAATCTCAAACATGATCGATGCCGACGGAATCCCGGCGCTGTTCGACATAACGGTCGGCCAGGCGCTCTATTGCGTCGTGTCAATGACGGCCACTGGGGCCATCGCATCGGCCGCGCCACCGTTCCTTGGCGTCTATGCTGAGGGAGCACCGCCGAGCGGCACCTACGGCTCGCAGGACACCGTCTATAGCTTCAAACTCTGCACGCTGGAGTCAGCAACTGTTGGAGGATTCGAGACGGTCCAGCTCATGCGCTATTGGGCCGGCAACAACATCGATCTTTGCGGGAGGAATCTGGATCATCGCGTCTTTGAGGTGCATTTTGTGGACGGCTGTTTTACAGAAGTTGACAGCCAATATCTGTGCTATCGTTTCGGGGATTACATTGGTAAATTTTCCAGCACCGCAGCCCGCCCGCCACATATTGGGACGCTTGACACGATCAGCTCGACTTATCTCACTTATGTCCCATGCCCACCATGATAGAAAACACGCTTAGAACATGCTTGCACGGACTGGGGAGCAAGCTGATCTTCATGTCGCGCTCCCTCGTGCTCGATGCCAGCCCAGCGATCGACTGGGCAGTCGGGCCGGAATGCCCCTACGGGCATCGGGAGGTTTTCCCTGATGGCGTGCCAGGAATGACAATCACGGATTCGCCCGTTGGCAACCGCATCGGCTGCCTGTGGAAACCGCCCGTTGATGAGTCGAAACTTGGAGACGCCTATCGGAAATTATTCGCCGCAATGAATTTGCCTAACCCTCTGCAATGTGAGCTTGGCGTCATGTTTCGGGGTCACTTTTGGGACGGGCAAACTCTGGATGAATTCGCCCCTGCCATAGCGCAGGCCGTAAACGAGACGACGGGGCCAATTGCCACGGTCTGCGACTCGCAACGCGCATCGGTCATCGAGTCCATCGGAACCCGTGCCATCGCGCAGGAATCCGCCGAAATGACCCACGACACCGACCGGCACGTTTCCAGCGTCAGGGATTACCTGGCGGAATGGTGGCGCTTGCTAAATTGCCGCCGGATCGTCACCAATTGCCCGAAATCCTCAATCATTCACGCTCATAAATTCATCAACCCACCACCACCATGCTCTATTACGACCTGAACATTGAAAGCTGGGTTCGGAAGCCCGGATCCACATCGCCCCCGCAAATGACCCCGGTCCTGACCATCGGAGGATTCTTTGAAACCGCCGTTCAATTCTGCCGAGGGACCGACATCGAATCCACCGGCGCATCGTCATTTTTCGCCGGGATCAAGATCTATGGCGACTACTCCGGCAGCTATGTGGACACCGACAATGCACCGACAACCGGCGGCGACGGCTCAACCGTGTTTTCTATGGACTTGACGACCAACGACGCGAAAGCCTATTTTACCGCGAACCCAACAGCCGACACCGTGAACGCTGCTTTCCAGATCGCTTACACCGTCGATACCATCGAGCGCCGCACCACCCCTCTGCCGATCGTCCTGCAAAACGACTACCTTCAAAATCAATGACCGCCGAACCCCAAGGAACTTTCAACTTCCCGGACCAAGTAAGGGGCGCGACATTGCCCGCGCGCTCGTTCCTCTTTTATGCCGGCCAGACTCCACCGGCCAATTTGACAGCCGTGGTCTTGCGGTTCTACAAAGACGGGGCTGTCACGCTCACGCCGACGATGACGATCACCAGCGCGTCAACTTTCGCGTTTAACATGAACTTGGTCGCTGGCGCATCGATGACGCTGGAAGAGGGAATCCACGATTTCGACATCAAAACCACCGACGCGGCAGGGACGATTGAGTTTTTTGTTCGTGGCACCATCAACATCCTCCCCAGCGCACCATGAGCACGCTCGTAAAAATAACAGTCAATCAAACCACCGATCTTGTTTCTGTTAAGGTTTTTCAAGCGGAGAACGGGGCGACAGGAGCAACAGGAGCGACAGGAGCAACTGGCCCAGCGCCATCCGGCACGGGCTTCGTGAAGGTCGTTTCCGGCGTATTGCAGACGCCGAGTGCCAGCATTGCGCAGGCTGACGTTACCAACTTGACGAGTGACCTTGCGCTAAAGGCTCCGCTCATCTCACCATCGTTTACAACGCCGAGTCTGGGCGCGGCGACGGCAACGAGCATCAACGCCACCACGATCACCAACGACGGTCTAGGCGTCTTGACTTTTGGATCAGGAGCAAAATCGCTTCAAATTACTTTTGGGAGCATTGGCCTATTAACATTAACTGGCGCGCTTGAAACATTTGGTGCAGGAAAATTCATTGCTAACATATCAGGTACAAAAACGCTTGAGATTGGTGCCGCTAACAGCTTTACCGTCAACGTGGTGGCAAATGGTGATTTGGCAGTAACCGCCAACAAGCTATCCGCCTTCGCCGCCACAACATCCGCCGAACTGGCAGGCGTCATCTCTAATGAGACAGGAAGCGGATCGCTAGTTTTCGGAACGTCGCCAACGCTGACGGCCCCGACCATTACTGGCTACACCGAATCCGTCGTCGCCATCGGAAACACCGGCACGTCAAAAACCATCGCTCTGACATCCGGCACGCTGCAAACCGCAACGCTGACAGGCAACTGCACGTTCACCATGCCAACCGCCACGGCGGGGACATCTTTTATCCTGCTGCTCAATACCGGCTCGGGAAGCTTCACCGGCACGTTTACCGGGGTCAAATTCAGCGGCGGGACGGCACCGACAATCACCGCCACAGCAAGCCGCCTCGACATTATTTCATTTGTCTCAGACGGGACTAACTGGTATGGAAGCATAATTCAAAACTTTACACCATGAACCTAATCGAAACAACCACCGATCCGGTCAAGCCGGATTCAGAAATCATCGCCGCAAAAATGTTGCACCAAGTCAACGCTGTGTTAGCGCAACGGGTCTTTGACCATCAATCGGGATTCCGATTGTTTTGGGAATCATCTGAAACGCCAGACGCAATCCTAGCAGCGTTAGGGGCCAATGCCCAGCTTGTCCTTGCCGCTGCTGGCGAGAACGTGAACCACCTGACGAGACTTGCTGCATTCGCAAGCAAGCAACTTTCCGATTTCCTATTGGATTCCGAATGGATACCACGCCGTGAGTTTGTCCCAGGCTTAAACGGAACTATGACGCTCACGCCTCCCGCTGAAGGATTCGACGCATGGGGACGCGCAATCCCAACACCCGATCCCGAGTAATGTTTACCGCGCGAAATATGGTTTTTGCAGGAGTCGCGTCTTACGATGCCGACGCCGCAACCTATTTTTCCGCAATCGCAACGGCGGGAAGCTCGATCACGACGGCAAACAAGGCAGCGGTGAACGCCTTTATCGTCGGTTGCAAGTCGGATGGGATTTGGACGGCAATAAAAGCATGCTGCCTGCTTGCCGGGCCGGATAACCTAACCGGCGCTTTGGTTCCGTTGGTGGGTTCCGCGCCGACAAATAGCAATTTTGTAAGCGGCGATTACTCGCGGACAGCGGGACTAGTTGGAGACGGTTCAACAAAACACCTAAGCTCTAATCGCAACAACGACGCGGATCCTCAGAATTCAAAACATTTAGCGGTTTGGATAAACTCGACATCAAGTGGCAGTAAATGCCCAATTGGCTCGGGAGCGGCGTTGGCTGGCAATTCGCAAATACTTCAAACCACGTCGTCTTTTTTCCGAGCGAATTTTGATGCGCCCACCGGCGCGGCCTTTGCAAATGTGTTGGGTTCAGGATTCTGCGGGGTGTCACGCTCACTGTCTGCATCGTCAAATTACAGGAACCTCAACGGAACCGGCACAATTTCTGATACTTCAAACGCCCCCACAAATTCTGTCATTGATGTTTTTCGCCGAAGTGGCGGGACGCTTTATTCAAACCAACGCTTGTCGTATTACTCAATCGGGGAATCAATTGATCTCTCACTCCTTGAATCCCGACTTTCGACCTACGTCACGGCACTAACATAACCTGCATAAAACCCGTCATCACCATCCTCGATGCCATGCCTGACTTCGGCGTAACGCCAGCACCAGAGCCTGAACTTGAGTCGTGACATTCTAACTCATCAAATCAACATGTTCATCCCATTTGAACCAATACTAGGATTCTCCTGTGCAACTCTTTCAACCGCCGCGCTCTGGCTGGCGCAATCCGAAATCGTCATTCCAGAACCTGCTAAAACATGGATCGAAACGGGCGGCACGGCTGGACTGATCGGCGGGTTGGCGTTCGGATGCGTGACGCTTTGGAAAGCCAACCAGGTGCAAAAGAAGGAGATGGCAGAGTTAAACAAAGAAATCCGCTCCGACTGGAAAACGCAAAACGACCGTTTGATTGCCACGCTTGAAAAACTCGACTCCAAACACTAACACAAAAACAGCATGAACAAAATTGCCACCCTTTGCCTAGCTATCGCCCTCTCCAGTTGCGGAACGCCGATGGACATTTCCACCTCTAACGAATACGGGACTTACACCTACTCGTCAAAACGCGGGCTTTCCGTTGATATCATCCGCGCCTTTAAATGATGCCCGCCAACCCGGATCGGTCCGCTGATACATGAAACCGAAAATTGCAATTTGCGTAGGGCATTCCCGCCAAGTCAACGGCCATGCCGAGGGCGGTGCGGTATCGGTCGGCAAAATCTCGGAGTGGAGCTACAACCGCGATCTGGCGAATCTCATCATGGCCTCGCTCGATGACCTCGGCGTCGATTCCGTCATCGTCTCGGAATACGCGGGCGAGGGCTACGGAGCCGCCCAACGCTGGCTCGCTGGATGCCTGCGAACGATGGCGACCGCGGCAATCGAGCTTCATTTCAACTCTGCCGAGGATCCAGCCGCGAACGGCCACGAGTGGCTCCACTGGCATTCTTCGACCGGAGGGAAACGCCTGGCGGAATCGCTGGACAGGGAAATGAGTGCCGGCGTCCCTGACCTTCGTGCCCGAGGGTTAAAACCGAAGACTCCAGGCGACCGGGGCGCGGAGTTCCTGCGGCTGACCCATTGCCCAGCCGTCATCGTTGAGACGGGATTCGGATCCTCGCCGCGTGATTGGAAAATCCTAGTCCAGCAAAAACCCGCCATCGCCCACGCCATCGCGGGCGGAATCGCAGATTTCCTGCGCTGAATTCCCGCTTTTCCCATCCGGTTCCCTGCTAGAACCGGCTTTTTCGCGCCCAATTTTCTAATTTATTTACCCGCTAGCCCTACTGCCGCAAGGGTTTGCGGGAAATCGTCATTCCGGCATGATTTAATTGTTTACGGATTCAAGTTCTTGGGGTAATTTCTTTTCAGTTGCACGACGCAACGCCAACCCCAACCAACCAACCAAGACCATGACAACCAAGACCTACACCGCACTGATCGACTACACCGACGGAGAAAACCAAATCAAAGAGTTTGCCACCAAGGCCAATGCACTAGCTTTTGCCTGGGAGGAAATCAAGTGGGAGAAAACTTTGCACGCCACGGTAATCGAAGAAGACGAAAACGGAGAAACCGAGATTTTCAGCGAGGAAGGCGAGCAAGCCTAACCAACCCAGCCGGTTCCACCCCGGCACCACCACCACCACCCATGAAAATCGTCAATTGCACTCCCCACGTCATCGTGGAGACCATCACCGGAACCGCATTCGCCCCCAGCGGCAATGTGGCCCGAGTCTCATCCAGCAGCACCCCATCCGGTGACATCGCGGGAATCCCATGTTTTGCCACCACTTTCGGCGAGGTGCATGGCCTTCCTGCACCACAAGAAGGCGTCGTTTTCATCGTCAGCGGCATGGTCCTCGACACCTGCCGAGGTCACCGTTCCGACCTCGTTGCCCCCGGCGAATTGGTTAGAGATTCCGCTGGTAACCCTGTCGGCTGCAAGGGCTTTCGTTGTAAATTTCACAAACCACCAACCACCACCATGAAAACCACCACCATCCAAGGCATTGAGATCAGCGAGGACAATTTCGTCCTCATTCAGGGCACCGCAGGCGAATACGAAGCGCTCGTCTGGTCCAGCGGATCGGACAGCGAAGGTGACGACGGATCGAGGGCGATTTCCAGAACTTGTCTTTCCGAGATCAGTGACGAACTCAGCGACCGCGCCGACATCGACAATTCTATCTAACCAACCCCCCCGGTTCCACCACGACAAACAAACAAACGACAAACAAACGACAAACAAAAATGAAAACCATTATCGCCAGCTACATCGCCGCAGGATACACGGAAGAATATATACTCCTTCAACAGGAGAAGGCCTTGGCCCATCTGCGCAATGGGACTCGGCCTGACGGCGAGGCATCCGACATGGAATGCGATTTTTACTGTAACTCCAGCTTTGAAAAAACAACACCATGATCGCATCCATCTACCACTACGCCACGCTGCCACTCGTCGACGTGGAGCCTTGTTTCCGCGTGCCCGTTCCACCCGACAGCTTTCTAAGCCAAGACGGCACTTCCGGCGAACTCTCCCTCCTTCTCAAATCAGGATACCGATGGATTCGCACGGATGGTGAATTCTGCATCTTTGAAAAAACTCTCCGCGAGGGAATCCCCGCCAACAAAACAACACCATGACAACCACCGAAACACCCTCCCAGGTCCTCGCCCGCCTTCCCATCGCCAGAACCGCACCAGCTCGAGCCGCCTTCGCCCGCTGCATCGCTGCGGCCGAGCGTGCCGCCACCCGCGGCTGGGAAATCCGCAAGGGGAGCGCCGCCCCCAGCGCCCGCCGGTCAACCGTCTACATCTACGCAACCCCGACCGGTGGCGAGGAACGCCGGATATGGGAAGAAGAAACCCGTTTCGGCGGATACAATGCCCCGCTTACTGGCCCGAGACTCGCCCATCTCGAAACCGCCCTCACCGCCCTCGCATGAAACCCACCCACGGCGGGAAATGCCTTGGTGTCTTTGTAACTCCAATGCCAGCAAAAGAGGCCGAACCATGGATATTGATACGGCACTACGCAAAGCGCAAATGTCCAATTTCCTACGCGTTTGGCGCTTATAGAAATGGAGAACTTTTAGGCGTCGTTACATTTGGCATGCCCGCAAGCTCGCCGCTTAGGGAAGGCGTGGCTGGGAGGGAATGGGCGGAATCCGTTCTGGAGCTGAATAGGTTGTGTTGTATAAGCGAAAAGAACATGGCAAGCCTGCTGGTCGGGGCCGCGCTGCGGATGCTGCCAAAACCGTCTCTGGTCGTGAGCTACGCGGACACGTCACAAGGACACGTCGGCTACATCTACCAAGCCACGAACTTCGTTTACACCGGACTGAGCGCAAAGCGCAAGGACTGGAAAATAAAAGGCCGAGAACATCTTCACGGCGCAACAATAGTAGATGAAAGCAGAGGGCAAGCTAACCGCGCCGAATGGATGCGCGAGAAATACGGGGATGATTTTTACCTCGAAGATAGACCAAGGAAACACCGATACGTCTATTTTTGCGGCAACAAGCGGCAACGTGCCGACATGCGCGCCGCACTCCGCTACCCGCAAGAGCAATACCCAAAAGGGGAAAGCCTGCGATACGACGCAACCGGAGAGATCAAAACCCAAAGCACCTTCATTCTTGCTTGAAAAAATAGTTTGCAAAATCAAAACCATCATTTAGAATACTCCCGCAATGAAACTCCCGATGCCAAAAGGCAAAATTACCATCCGCCATCGTCAGATGCGCAACGTCTTCCAGTGCTTCGCTGGAAGGAACTACATCACCGGCGCTTCTGGCGACGATGCTGATGATGCCGCCCAAGAACTCGCCAATCAATACGACGTGCCGAAAGGCTCGATAGCAACCATCCACGGCTACAAAGAGCCAATCCAAATCACAATCCCAACCAACGAAGAATAATGAAACCGAAACCACCCACCCACGGCGGCAAGCGCGCCAACGCAGGCCGGAAAGCCACCGGCACAACCACCGTCAGCCGCTCGGTCAGCATGCCGGTCAGAACATGGGCCGCGCTCGATGCTGCCCGAGAAGGGCAACCGCGAGGCGTTTTTATCGCGGCGAAGCTCGGTTTGCACCGGCCTAAAAAATAATCGCCGAAACATGATTTAATTGTTGACGCAATCAAGTCGAAGCCGTAAGTTCTGCGCATGTCCAACACCAACCGCACCGCCGCCCAACAAGAACTCGCCAACCTGAACCGCGAAATCGCCAACCTCATTAAATACGCGCTCCTTCCAGAAAGCTTCGGAGGCAACGTCAACGCCATCAACGCCCGCAGAATGGAGCTTATCGCTTCGCTGAACTGAACTGAGAATCCAAAACGGCGGGGAGAAATCCCCGCCAGCCGCCCGCCAAAATTATTTTCCCCAAACCGTAAATTTTCCTTCCCACCCTCAAATTTTCCGCTAAGGATTCCCCCATGTCAAAACCAGCCCAGCAAATCCGAGCCGCCCGCGAGTCGGCAGGCATCACCCAGGCCGAGGCGTCCGCCGCCTCCGGCTATTCTGTCAGCGCAATCCAAAAATTCGAGGCCGGTCGCAGGACGCCGCCAGCCCGCGCCATCCAACCGCTCATCGCGGCCATCACCAACTCCCGCCCATGAAAGCCACCCTAGAACGCCGCATCGCCCGGCTAAACGCAGAGTTCGCCGTTGCACGCCAGCGCGGCCTTTCATCCGCCCCCTTCATCCGCCGGGCAAAATCCCTCACCGCCGCTTGGCTAAGCCTATGAAACCACTCATCCTCCTTGCCATCCTCGCCTTCGCCGTATGGGCGGAAAACCATTGCGGTTTTGACATCGAAACCATTCTCATACTGACGCTCCCATGAAATACCACGAATACGCCAACATCTACCGAATGCTTCCAGAGGCCGAGTTACAAAAGCTGGCCGAAAACATCAAGACGATGGGCCAGCTTCTCCCCATCACATCATACGAGGGCAAAATCCTCGATGGCCGCAACCGATACCAGGCGTGCCAGATCGCCAAGGTTGAACCGCGCATCGAGGAATACACCGGCGACGATCCGCTTGGACTGATTGCCAGCCTGAACGATCACCGTCGCCATGATGAACCAAGCGAGCGCGCCATGGTCGGCGCGAGGATGGCGAATTTGATCCATGGGGGGCAGGGCGGAAAACTTAATAGCTCCATGGAGACCTTAAAGCCCGCCATCACCATCGAACGCGCCGCCGAGCTATCTGGAAGCACGCCAGCCAGCATCAAACGCGCCAAGCCCATCGTGCAATCTGGCATCCCGGAGCTGCAAGACATGGTAGACCGTGGTGAGGTATCCATCCGAACCGGAAGTAAGGTGGCCAAGCTGGCTGAAGCTGAACAGGTCGAGGCTGTATCAAAAGGCGCTCATGGGGTGAACGAGGCCGCGAAGAAAGCAAGATCAACCAATTCCCCAGACGTTGACCCTGTAAAGCGTCCCGCTGAAGAATCGCCCGCCCTATCAGACACAGACGTTCAACGAGGAGATCGCGCTGAGCAGGACAGTGAAAAGCTTTGGTTGCTGAAGTCCACTTGGAATAAGGCAAGCAAGAAGGACAAGTCATCCTTTATTCAATGGACCAAAAACAACTGAAAACAGAAACTATGAAAATAACAATTGAGAATATATCGCCAGCAATGGCAATGAAGTATTTGGAGAAAAACACAGGCAACCGAAAGCTCCGGCCAATGCACATCAGTGTTTTAGCCAACGAGATGCTGGCTGGAAGATGGATGATTTCACCGCAGGGAATAGCGTTTGCCGACGACGGCACTTTGATTGATGGGCAAAACAGGCTTCATGCGATCATCAAAAGCGGGGTGACTGTGGAAATGGCAGTAGCACGCGGATTAGCCAGAGAAACAATGGACGTGATAGACGTTGGGTCAAAACGAAGTGTTGCTGACACGTTGCACCTTACGGACAACCTCATCAACTGCAACATAGCGGCAGCAGCATCAAGGCAAATTGTTTCGCTTTGCTTCGGATACCAGGCGTTTGTCATAACGATTGGAATCACACGCACGGTTCTTGCCTTCTTTGGCCCTGAGATCCAAGAGGCAATCAAGTTCGCATCACCGTTGAAACCTGCAAAAAAATCATGGGTGGTTGCCGCTCTTGCATTTGGAATGAAGGTTGAGCCATCTATTAGGACTTTCGCAGAAATTATTGGATCAGGAGAAAGTGAATCAAAAGGATCGCCCGCAATTGCAGCAAGGAATTGGATCATTAACGCTAACACCGACGCACTTAAGGCTATTTATCCGGCGGCGAAATACGAGTGCATTTTCAATGCCATGCTTCATTTCGTCAACAAACAGCAACTGAAGAAACCAAGTCGCGGGGTTGCAGGAATCAATCACTTCCATTCAAAGAACAGGAAGTTTATTGAAACGATCCGGCAAGAAGTATCGCGGATTCGCTAACCGATCTGGGGGCCGCGCATCCTACACGCGGGCACTTTACGAATTGAAATTGAGTTAACTTTTAAACTACCGCCATGACCCCACAAAACCGCCGCCACGCCGCCATCGAGTATGGCCGTCACGAGCAACTTCACTCCCGCCTGGAGGATTGGAACGCCCCATCGAACAGGTGCAAGCTGGCCATCTGGCTGGCCCTATCCGCCGCCCTCTGGGTGCCGATCATCGCTGCAATCCTCATCCTAACCAAATGAGTATCTTTGACGATATCCCGCTGGAGATCGGCACCACTTGGGAATATCCGGGAACCCTGATGGAAATCATCGGCTGGGACGCCGCCGCCCAGCGATACCTCGTCCGCAAGACATGCGGGGCGAACATCGAGGAGTTCTGGCGGAGCCGCGAAAAGATCGAGGAACTTCATGGCAACTCTCTTATGGCCGGATTGGAGATCACCGAGATCAAATCTGCCTCGCCCGCAAACACCCGGTTCTTCCGCCGGAAAGAAAAGAACGCCGACGACCAATGACCGTGACCCCAACATTCCACTTCGTATGCCGCCACTGCGGCGGATTCCACTCCATTCCCGGCGAGCGGGCAAAGCTGCCAGATGGCGACACCGAGGCCGCAGGCCAATGGCTAGTAGACGCGCAGGACGCAGCATTCTGGGCCGCTGAATGTCTCGATGACACCTGCCGCCAGTGCATGCCAATTTACCACCGGCAGTTCGCCCAGGAGTCTGACAGGCAGGCCGGGGAGGACATGAAGTGACCGAACAATTTAACACTTAATCATTATGCAAGACTATTGGAATGACCCGCCCGACGACCAAGAACCTCCTGAATGGTATATGACCCTTGAGGATGTTCTTGAGCAACAAGACCCGCCTGAATCCGTCGCAACCACCATCCGCAAAGCCATGGATGACTGGGTCGAGGAATACAATCAATGGCAGGATTTTGAACCAATTGACGACCCCAAGATAATCGAAGGCGACTATCTCCGGGACTCCGAGATTGACAAACAATACGAATCACCATGACGCCCGCCCAGATCATCGCCAGCTATTCGGACACCGCGCTGCACGGCATCGCAAACACCAGGCGAACCGATAACCGCTGGGACCAGCAATTTTTAGACGACCGGCAGCGGCTCGCCCGTGACGAAATCCGCCGCAGAATTTTGAGAGAAACTGAACCAACCGAAACACCAACACCATGAGCACCGCCATCCAAAAAAACGACATTAAGAGTCTAATTAATTCAGACGCCATGCGCGAGCAATTCGCCCGCGCCCTTCCGAAACACCTATCGCCTGAGCGGTTTGCCCGCATCGCGATTACCGCGCTGACGAGGACGCCGAAACTGACCGACTGCACCCCGGCGAGCGTCATGAAATGCCTGCTCGACCTCTCCGCGATGGGTCTGGAACCCGATGGCCGGCGAGCGCACCTGATTCCCTACGGAAACGAAGCAACGCTCATCATTGACTACAAGGGCCTGGTCGAACTCATCCGCCGATCCGGCGATGTCGTTAGCGTTCGCGCCGAAACCGTCTGCGAAAAGGACCTCTTCCAATGGGTTGACGGCATCGTTTCCCACTCGGTGAACTGGCGCGAAGACCGGGGCAAAATTCAAGCGGTCTATGCCGAGGCCGTGATGAAATCCGGCGAGAAACAAACGGCGGTTATGACCTGCGCCGAGGTCGATGCAATCCGCCTGAAATCAAGGGCCGGGAAGAGCGGGCCGTGGGTCGATCACTGGGGCGAGATGGCAAAGAAAACCGCCGTTCGCCGCCTGTCAAAAATGCTGCCGCTGTCATCGGAAATCATGAGTCATGTCGAGCGCGACGACGACCAGTTCGCCGGCATGCGGGACGCCAACCCACGCAAAAACCCGTTTGCCGCGCTCCCGATGGCCGAGGACACGCCGCAGGCCGATGCCCCGGAACCAGCGACCGAGGAGGCTCAACCATGAGAATCATCGAACACGAGCAACGCTCGCCGGAATGGTTCGCCGCCCGGAAAGGGCTGTTCACCGCATCGAAGGTCGGGACATTCTGCGCCGAGCCGTTCGCAATTTCCCTAACCGTGGCCGAGATCAAGGCACTACTCGACACCACCGGGATTGCCTACAAATCGGCCGCAAAACGCGATGACCTGTTGGCCATCCTGCCGAATGCGGAGCGATACATGGGCCTAACCCCCGCCGCGCAAAACCTGATCGACACAACCCTCGGCGAGGCCGCAGACGGTGAGGACAGACCGCCGGACCTCGGCAACTACTGGACGCGCAGGGGCACCGACATGGAGCCGGAAGCGGTCGCCGCGTATGAGCGCAAAACATGCCACACCGTTACCGCAGTCGGCCTTTGCATCCACGACAGCGGGCACTTCGGCGCAAGTCCCGACGGGTTGATCTATAAGGATTTCAGCAGGCTCTGCGGCAACGTAATGGTGACCGACTGCATCGTTTCCCACGGGCTGGAGATAAAATGCCCCGAGGGAAAAGTGCATCTGAAGTATCTGCGGGCGGGCACGGTGCCGGATGAATATCTCTGCCAGGTGCATTGCCAGCTTGCGGTGACCGGTTGCCAG